ATGCCGAAAGTCACCAACCTGGGGAAGGGCGATCTGACCCTTCCGAGCGGGCACCTGCTGCCTGCCGGCAAGGCGGTCGAGATCGACCAGACCGTGCTGGACATCGTCGACAACCGCAACGTCCTGCGCGGCCGGCTGGCCGCGAAGACGATCGAGATCGCCGGGACCGCGGCCACGGTCGCCGCCCCGGCGAAGACCGCAACGCCCGAGACCTCGGGCACTGAGAAGAAAGGCTGACCATGACCAACATGACCTATATCGGCGCGACCATCGAGGTGGCGGCGGGCAAGCCCGTCACGATTGACTCTGCCGGCTTCGCGGCGCTGAGCTTCTCCGAGATCGGCGAGATCCTCGAATGGGGCGAGATCGGCGACACCTCGGAAGACTCGACCGAGACCACGCTCAAGGGCCGGGTGATGCACACCAACGGCGCGGTCGACGGCGGTACGACCGACTTCACCTTCCTGCTGAGCGGCGCCGCCGACACCGGCCAGGCGCTGCTGATCGCGAAGACCAACACCAACGACGACGTGTCCTTCAAGATCACCGACCCGGACGGCGAGATCTCGTATTTCCACGGCAAGGTCGCGAACGTGCGCGACCGCGCGCGCTCGGCCTCGACGCAGAAGGGGATGAGCGGGCAGGCCCGGATCAACTGCGCCGTCGTGCGCGTCGCCGCCTGACGCCGGGCATGACACCGGGCGCGGCCGCGGTTCCCTCGCGGCCGGCCATTTCTGCGACCCACCACACAGACAAGAGACAGAGGAAGATGATGGATTTTGCACAGTTCGACAGCCGCTCGGCGGCCGAGAAACCCGGCCGCGTGCACCTCGAGCACCCGGTGACCGGCGCCAAGCTTTACGCCGACGCCGAGCAGACGAAGCCCTGCGTCGTGCTGGTGCGCGGCACCGAGAGCCGCACGGCGCAGGCGGCGCTGCGGGCGGCGCAGCAGGAGCGGATGAAGGCGAAGCCGAAGAAGGGCGATGTGCAGATGCTCGATGACCTGCACGCGCAGATGGTCGACGGCGCCGTGCCGCTGATCGCGGGCTTCGAGAATGTCTCGCGCGGCGAGGCGGCGCTGACGGTGGCCGAAGACGACATCCGCTGGTTCCTCAACCTGCAGATGGTGAACGGGCAGGAGGGCGAGCGCTCCTTCGTCGAGCAGGTGCTGACCTTCGCCTCGCGGCGCGACAGCTACCTGGGAAACGCCGCGGCCGCCTGATCCTCTACGCGCGCCAGCTCGGGCACCTGCATTCAGTGCCCAAAAGCTGGAAGGTCTCGCGGCTGGCCTTCGCCCGGCAGCGCGGTCGCGAGCTGCGCCTGCCGGTGCTCGATGCCGGGCAGTATCTCGTCGAGGCGATGCAGCTCCTTGGCCCGATCCGGTCGGGGCTCGCCGAGGCGCGCGCCACCGACTGGCCCGAGATCGAGCCCTTCGCCCGGGCGACCGAGCGGCTGAGCGAGCCCTGGGAGATCGAGACGCTCGCGGCGATGTGCGCGGGCTATTGCGCGGCTCTGAAGGCCGGAGAGGACCCGCTGGCGATCGCGCCGGTGGATCTCGACGACAGCACGGCGGGCTGAACGGCCCGCCGTTTCCTTTTGCACGATCGGAGCCCGCCATGTCGGTGAACAGCGCAGCAGCGATGCAGGTGAGCGCCACGCTCGACCTCTCGCAATACGAAAGCCGGTCGCGCACGCTGGTGGCGACGACGCAGCGGATGGCGGCGAACGTCAACCAGTCGATGGCCGGGATCTCGCGCTCGGTTGCGGGCACGGGGGCCGATGCCTTCGACCGGCTGCGTGCTGCGATCGATCCGGCCTTTGCGGCGACGCAGCGCTATCGGCAGATCCAGCAGGATCTCGCCGCGATGGTGGAGCGGGGCGATGCGACGCAGCGCGCGGCGAACATCGCGCTCGAGCAGGCGGCGAGCCGCTACATGGGCGTGGCCACCGCGGCCGAGCGGGCCCAGCAGGTGCAGCGCGAGCAGGCTGCGGCGGTGGCGCTCTCGACCGGGCAATACGAGGCGCTGCGGGCCTCGCTAGATCCGGTCTATGCGGCTTCGAAGCGCTATGAGGCGGCACAGCAGTCGATGACGGCGGCGGTGCAGGCAGGCGCGATCACGCAGGGGCAGGCCGAGCAGATCCTCGAGCAGGCGGCGAGCCGTTACATGGGCGTCGCCTCGGCGGCCGAGCGGGCCGAGCAGGCGCAGCGCGAGCAGGCGGCAGCCGTTGCCCAGTCGACCGGTCAATACGAGGCGCTGCGGGCCTCGCTCGATCCGGTTTATGCGGCCTCGAAGCGCTATGAGGCGGCACAGCAGTCGATGACGGCGGCGGTGCAGGCTGGCGCGATCACGCAGGGACAGGCCGAGCAGATCCTCGAGCAGGCGGCGAGCCGTTACATGGGCGTCGCCTCGGCAGCCGAGCGAGCCGAGCAGGCGCAGCGCGAGCAGGCCGCGGCCGTTGCCCAGTCGACCGGGCAATACGAGGCGCTGCGGGCCTCGCTCGATCCGGTCTATGCGGCCTCGAAGCGCTATGAGGCGGCGACGGAGGCGATGACGGCTGCGGTGAAGACTGGCGCGATCACGCAGGCGCAGGCGAACCATGTGCTGGGGCTCGCAGAAAAGCAGATGCTCGGCGTTGCTACCGCCGCGAAATCGACATCTGCAGCGACCACGGCCACGACTGCGGCGAGCAAGGGGCTCTTCGCGAGTGTTGGCGGCGGGCGGATGGCCCTCAAACAGGCTGCCTTCCAGCTGAACCAAGTCGCTCAGCAGGGCGCTGTGACCGGCAATTACATACAGGCATTGAGCGTTCAGTCGGCAGACCTTCTGACCGTGTTTGGCACATGGGGGATTCTGGCTGGCGGGGTGATTGCCGTCATGGGGCCGCTCGCCATGAGCCTTCTTGGCGCCGACAACGGCGGGAAACAGCTCAAGAAGACCATGGACGACCTGAGCGATGCGACCGATGCCTATCGAGCCGCCGCCGCAGATGCCTCCATGTCATCCGCTGATCTGATCGAGAAGTTCGGGCGCTACTCTGGTGCCGCCCGGGAGACCTATGCCGTTCTGCGCGATCTCGCGCAGCTCGATGCCCTCGACAAGCTGCAGGCGTCTATCACGGCGATTTCGGAGATGGACGTTGCCGCAGACATCAAAGGGCTGGCCGAAAACTATGAATTCTATGGGAAATATGCAGGCGATGCGCTGGAGAAGTTGGGCAGGCGTTTCCAGCTGACCGGTGAGGGCGCCGTCGCCCTGACGCAGCGCATCGAGGCGATCGGCGCCGCAGATGGTCCGGAGGAAGCCGCAAAGGCCACTGCTGAGCTGAATGAGTGGCTGAAGAAGGTCTACGGCACAACGGAGGACATCCCGGAGCAACTGCGCGAGCTTGCACGGCAGGCCGCAAACGGGAACCTGTCCGCCCAAACCATCCTCGCCACGATGAACGGAGTCACTGCTGCGACCTATAACGCGGCCAATGCCGCGGCGACGCTTGCCGCGCGGCTCGGTGCGGCGGCTACCTCCGATGCTGCGGCGGCCCGTGACCGGCTCCAGGTGATCAATGCCCAGATCTCGGCGATCAACGCCGGGCAGGATGAGATCGTTGCCGGGAAACAGAAACAGCTCGACCTTGAGCGCGAGGCGTATCGCAATGCCCAGCTGGCGGCAGGGGTAGACGCGGGCATCGTGGCAACGTCCGAACGTGCCCTGTTCTCCGACCGGCAGAGCGTCATCTATGCCGAGCAGGATCTGCAGCTGAAGATCAAGGCGCGGAACGAGGCGGAGAAGGCCGCGAGTGCGGGCGCGAAGGCCTCGGACAGGCTCGCGAAGAAATACGAGCGCGAGCTCGAGGCGCTGCGGGCGTCGCTCGATCCGCTTGAGGCCTACCGGCAGAAGCTCGCGAAGCTCGTGCCGCTGAAAGCCGCCCTGTCCGACGACGAATGGGCGCAGGCAGTCCGCAACCTGAACGTCGAGCTTGCCGACAGCCTTCCGCTCGTCGGCGATCTGTCGGACGCGATCTCGACCGGGCTGGTCGACGGGTTTTCAGGCGGTCTGAGCTCGATGACCGACGCGCTCAAGTCGTGGCTCAAGCAGGCGATCGCGCTGGCAATGAAGAACCAGATCGTGGTCGGCATGGGGCTGACCGGCTCGGTCTCGGCCGGCGGAACCGCGGCGGCGGCCGCGACCGGCAGCGCGATGTCGGGGATCGGCACCGCCTTCTCGGCGATCTCGCTCGGCATGAGCAATTTCGCGGGCTCGATCATGTCGGCCGCCTGGGGCTCGATCTCGGGCGCCTTCTCGGCCGGGCTCGCCGGGCTCTCGACCTCGGTCACCACGGCCTTCGCCAACCTCACCGGAAACGTCGGCGCGCTGCTGACCGGCAGCGGCAGCTCGATTGCCGCCTCGCTCGGCGCGCTCGGCTCGGCCATCGGCGCCATCGCTGGCCCGATCGCGATCATCGCCGGTCTGGTCAGCTTCTTCGGCACCAAGACGAAGCTGCTCGATGCCGGCATCAAGGCAGTGATCTCCGACACCGATGTGCTCGTCTACACCTACAAGAAAGTGAAGAAGTCGAAATTCTGGGGGCTCAGCTCCTCGACCAGCACCAGCACGAAGCCGGCGTCTGCCGAGGTGGCCGATCCAATCATTCAGGCGATCAACGCCACGCAGGCATCGATCCTGTCGATGGCTTCGGTTCTGGGCGTTGCGGCCGACACATTCGACGCCTTCGCCTATGAGCTGAAGGTCTCGACCAAGGGCTTGTCGGACGAGGAGATCGGCAAGGCGCTCACTGCGGCGCTGTCGGACGCGGCCGATGCCTATGCGCTGATGATCGGCGGCCTCGATGACCTGATCGCGACGGGTGAGACCGCGACAGAGGCGCTGACCCGGCTCAGCACCGCGCTGACCACGGTCAACGGCGCCTTCGACACGCTCGGCTATTCGCTGCGCTATTCCGGCCTTGCCGGTGCGGCGGTGTCATCGGCGCTCGAGGACCTGCTCGGCGGGGCCGATGGCTTCACCTCGGCTGTTTCGACCTATTGGGGCACGTTCTACTCGGCGGCCGAGCAACAGGCGATCCTGACCCGGCAGGCGACGGCGGCGCTTGCGGCCTATAACGCCGCGCTGCCGCGCTCGCGCGACGAGTATCGCGCCCTGATCGACGCGCAGGACCTGACCACCGAGGCTGGCCGCAATCTCTGGGCGGCGCTCGTGGGCATGGCGGGCGTGATGGATCAGATCCTGCCGGCAGTGTCGGGGCTTACTGCCGAGCTCGAGACCCTGCTCGGCGCGGTGTCGACAAGTCTTGATGCGACGATCAACGCGGTCACCGAAAGCCAGAAGGCGGCAGCCGCGGCCGCGGGCAACTGGTACAAGGCGGCGGACAGCATCGCCGAGTTCGTGCGCTCGATGCGCTCGACCGCGGGCGCGCTGGTCTCGCCGACACAGGCAACGGCCTTCAGCCAGGCGCAATACATGACACGGCTCGCCTCGGCGCTGGCGGGCGACCTCGATGCGGTCAACAGCCTGACCGGCGTCGCGCAGACCTACCTCGACAATGTGAGCAACACCGCGGGCTCGGCGACCGAGCTCGCGCTGGCGCAGGCGCGGGTGCTGTCGGATCTCGGCACGGTGCAGGGCGCTTCGCAGATCGAGGGGGCGAAGTGGGATGTGATCCAGGGGCTCTATCAAGATCAGGTCGACCTGATGCAGGAGGTGGCCGACTATCTCGCCGCTGGAAACGCGCTGAGCGAAGATCAGATCACCACGCTGAACAGCCAGCTCGGATCGCTCGACGACGCCATCGCCGCGGCAGCCGAGATCAACTATGCCAGCCTGCAAAAGCAGATCGACCTGAGCATCACCGCCGTCGAGGATGCGCAGATCCCGGACTATCTCAAGGCGCTGCTGCGCAATGCCGACACCGGCATCACCAGCACTATCGACTTCATCACCCGCTCTGACCTGACGCCGGATCTCAAGTGGCTGGCGCTGACCGGCGCGAGCGAGATGGTGAAGACGATCACCTATGCCGCCGAGAACGACCTCGGCGCCGATCTGACGCGGCTGGCGGTCAACACCGTCTCGACGCTGCGCAAGACGGTCAATCTGCTCGCCGGGGCAGGGCTCGATGCCGAGACGATGCAGGTGGCACTTGCCGGAAACAGCGAGCTCGCCCGGGTGGTGACGGCGACGCTCGCCTCTGGCATTGACCCGCAGGCGCAGCGTCTGGCGCTTGGCGCCGTCGGCGCCTACAGCGTCTCGGTCATGGCGTCGCTTTCGCCCGGCGTCAGCGCTGACCTGCGCCGGATCGTGATCGATGAGCAGGGCACCTATGCCGCGCTGATCGGCGCCACGGTGAGCGCCGATCTGTCGGCCGACGCGCGGCGCATCCTGCTGCGCCAGCAGGGCAGCTACGTCGCAAATATCACCGGTGTGCTGGCCTCTGGCATGACCGATGCGACGCGGACGCTGCTGTTGCGGGCCAATACCTCTGCCGCCCGGGCAATTACCGTCGCCTCGGTCTATGCCGCCGACCTCACCGACGTGGAGATCCGCGTCCTGCGTCAGCGTGCGACGACCGCGTCGCGCACGATCCGCACAGCGATTGAGCTGTCTGGCCTCACCGCACAGCAGCGGGCAGTGCTCGACGCCACCGGCACCCGGATCACCCGGATCGTGAATGGCCTTGTCAATGTCTCGGGGCTCACGGCGGCGCAGCGCAGCCTGCTTAGCGCGATCTCAGGCAGCACGAACGGCATGCTTACCCTCGGCGGAACATTCCGCTTCGACCCGACTGCGGCTTTTTCGACCTGGTACGAGACCGCGACCGAGGCCAGCATCACCGCGCCGATGACCGCACTGCGCAGTGCGCTTGGAGATCTGGCCGCCGCTGTGCGTGCTGAGACCGCCAGGGCCGCGCATGAGAGCGCGGTGACGCGCCTCAACACCTATGCCTCCGGCCTGACGGCGAATGCCGATGGGTCGTATTTTGTGACGGATGCAGACCTTGCTGCAATGGCGGAGATCATTGGTTTCGACACTACCGGGAGGACGACCTATCAGATTCGTCGCGCCGTCGCTGGATATGATACAACAGACCAGATCGGCGGCACGGTATACGACCCGACCGGAAGCCGGGAGGCTGCCTATTTGGCGTCTCTGGCGCCAGTAGTCACTGAGCCAGATGCACCGGCGCTATCCCGTGCAGACTATACGTTCAGCACGCGCACAATCGCTGGCAGAGACAAGACCGTCGTCACAGGGCCGCTCGGGACGGAGCGGATCTACAACGCCTATTGGCTTGCCCTCAATGATGTTGAGCAAGACATCGCGCGGGGCGTGCCCAGCTTCGCCCGTGGCGGCACCCATGATGGCGGCCCGGCCTATATCGGCGAGAACGACCTCGAGCTGGTCGCCCCCTCGCGGATCTACAACCCGTCCGAGACGCGCTCGATGCTCGATAACCGGCAGGTGGTCGAGGAACTCCGGGCGCTGCGCGAGGAGCTGCGGGCGCTCAAGGAAGAGAGCCGCCAGCTCGGGCTGCAGACCGCCGACAATACGCGCAGCATCGCGAAGACCACCCGCAAATGGGATGTGATCGGGCAGCCGCCCGTGCAGGAGGCCACCGCATGAGGATCATCGAGCCGATCGCCATCACCGACGCGATGTTGCTGGCGTCCAATGTCCCGGAGACCGATGCCCCGGCGTGGGACGCCGGGGCGAGCTATGCCGTCAATGACCAAGTGATCCGCACTCATGCGATCTATAAGGCCGTGGCAGCCAGCACCGGGCAGGACCCACTCGCCGACACCACCAGCACCTTCTGGGTTCGCCTCGGCGCCACAAACCGCTGGCGGGCATTCGATCGGCTGATCTCCGATCCGGTGACGCAGGAGGGCGACATCACCTATAGCCTGCGGCCAGACATGCTCTCCGATGCCATCGCTTTCTTCGGGCTCAATGCTGCTTCGATCCGTGTCGTGGTCACCGATCCTGTCGACGGGGTCATCTATGACCAGACCCGCATCCTGATCGACGGTAGCGCCGTATTCGACTGGTGGTCGTATTTCTTCGAGCCGATCACCTATGCGGATCAGGAGATCGTGACTGGCGTCCCCATCTACACTGGCGTGCAGGTCGATATCACCCTAGCCTCTGGGGGCACCACCAAGGTCGGGCAAATCGTGCTCGGTCGGGCGCAGGTGATCGGCGAAACGCTGGTCGACACCGAGATCGGCATCGACGATTTTTCGGTGAAAGAGCGGGACGCCTTCGGCAACTTCAGCATTGTCGAGCGCGCCTATTCCGACACCACGCGCTTCCGTTTCAGCTTTCCAACCGGGGATGCGCGCCGCATCCGCAAGATCCTCGCACGAGTGCGAGCCATCCCCGCGGTCTATTACGCCGGAGACGAGACGGGGCATCTCGGAACCACCGTCTACGGATTCTTCCAAGATTTCTCGATCCCGCTGACCACCAATGTCAGCTTTGGCAGCCTTGAAGTGGAGGGCCTTACCTGATGACGCTTCCGACAATCACCACACCGCCACCGGCACCGAGCCGAAACGACCCGGTCAATTTCCCGCCTCGCGCCGATGCGCAGGTTGCCTACCTCGCGACGTTGGTCTCGAATATCAACGCCCTGGTGGCGGCGATCAACGCCTATGGCGACGCATTTCCATTGTCCATTCCGGCCGGGACAGCAGGGCTCCCGGGGGTCTCCTTCGCTGGAGATGCCGACACCGGGCTGTTCCGCCCGGCTGCCAACCAGCTCGCCTTCGCCGAAGGCGGCGTTGACATGGGCCGCATCTACGGCCGCAAGAACATCCTCGGAACGGTAGAGATGGCCCCGGGCGGGGTGCCAAACCGTGCGCTGATCGAACGCGGCAGCAATGCCAACGGAGAATACGTGCGCTTTGCCGACGGCACGCAGATCTGCACCTATTCTGCGGTCGGCGCGGCAGGGCCGATCACGACGGCCGAAGGCGCGATCTGGCGCTCGACGGAATATTCCTGGACCTTCCCGGCAAGCTTCACCGCAACCGGCAATCTTGCGGTGAACGGGTCTTTGCGCACCGGCGCGGCGGCCTGGAACAAGGTCCGGGTGACCGGCATCTCATCGGCGAGCGTGATGCTGTTTGCCGCAAACTCCAACGTCAACAACTTCACCGTCGATTTCAGTGCCATCGGCCGCTGGTACTGAGCGAAAGGAGCCTGACATGTTTCTCATCACCCTGAGCCCGATGCGCCGCGACGACACGCTGACGGTCTCTGTCGCCGGCGATGTTCTGGTGCTGAACGGTGTGGCGCTCGATCTCGGCACCTACACCGCAGATCCTGAGGCGCCGCATGACTGGATCGTCGGTCAGCCGGTACAGGATGGGGGGCTCTGGCACCTGACGCTGGTCTTGCCGCATGGCGCGGATGCCTCGGAGCAGACGCGCTTTCCGCAGCCGATCGCGGTGACGGCGGACGGCCCGGTGCAGCTGCCGCCGCACGATGTGCAGGAGGTCTGACAGGCCGAAAGACAAACCCGAGATGCACCCGCCACTGGCGGGTTTTTTGTTGCCGGAAAGGGGCAGGACAGTGACGACCGATAAACTCGACCAGATTGCGACGCGGGCCGGATGGGCCACAATCCCGGGGGCGATTAGCTTCCCGGCCTGGTGGCCCTCGCTCGAGAGCGCCTCGACCCTCGCCTCGCAGCTGGTGCCGATCGTGGGCTTGCTGATCGCGGTGGTGAACCTCCTGCTCCTGATCCGCAAGTGGCGCCGGGGCCGGGCCTTCTGCATCGACGAGAGCGGCGCCGTGGGCCGGCGCACGGTGGCGGGGCTCGGCGCGGTGCTGGCGCTTGCGGCGGCGGTGATCGCCCCCTTCGAGGGGCGCGAGCTGCGCGCTTACCGCGATATCGTCGGTGTCTGGACGATCTGCGATGGCGACACGCAGGGGGTGCGGCCGGGGCAGGTGGCGACGCCGGCCGAATGCGACAGCCGTCTGGCCGCCCGCGTGGCGCAGTCCGAGCGCGAGATCCGGCCCTGTCTGCCGGCCGGGCTGCCGGCCGAGACCCGGGCCGCCTTCGTGTCTGCCGCCTACAACATCGGCTCGGGTGCCTTCTGCGGCTCGAGCATGGCACGCCGGGCCCGGGCGGGCGATCTGCGCGGCGCCTGCGAGGCGCTGCGGCTGTGGAACAAGGCGGGCGGGCAGGTGGTGCGCGGCCTCGTGCGCCGGCGGGAGGCGGAGCGCACATTGTGCCTGAGCGGGCTGTGAGCCGGGCAGGTCAGTTCTTTGGGCCTATTTGTTGGGAAGACGGGATAAGATCCCAGAGATCTTCGATATCTTCTGGGGTTAGTCTTCTTCCCAAACTCTTCTCTATATTGTTCAGGACCTCGGCAAGCTCGAACATCCCCGTAGTGGCTTGATGCGGTCCTAGCCTTTCTGCGAAAGCATCCCATGGCACCTGAAGCTTTCGGACTAGCTCATCTCTGTCTTCGCTATCAACTAGCGTTAGAAGCGTCGCTATACTGCGAGCAATCTCTCTGATTGGCAATTTTGGTGCTGGATACTTCTCTTCCAGCGTTGCCACGATCTCGGCGTTCATAGAGCGGTTGTTCGCCTCTGCCGCAGCTTTGATCCGGTCCCGCATCCCGTCGGGGAGGCGGAGCATGAACTTGTCATTGAGCGTACGATTCTGTTCTTCAGCCATGGTGTCCTAAGGACGCGAAAAAAGTCTTGACTTCAATGGCGTCCTTAGGACATCAATAAAGTCCATAGGACATCATGAGGAAGGGCATGCAGATCAGAAATCAAGATACGCCTTACGGGCTTCGGATGCCGAAAGGGATGCGAGAGCAGGTTAAGGCAATGGCGGCTGAGAACGGTCGCTCGATGAACGCCGAGATCGTCTTTCATCTTCGGAAGGCTCTTGGTGTGGCATCGGGATATTCCGGGTCTCAACCCGATGTCCCCGGCACCAGAGACGAATGAAGCCGCCGGGCTGGCACCCAAGCGGCTTCGAAATCCAAACCACTCACGAAAGGATCTAGGCATGAATATGCCTGTCAACCACGACGACTTCAATGGGCTTGTGAACGCGAGTCTAAAAACCAACAGCCGTATCATCGCGGAGAAGTTTGAGAAGCGGCACGACAATGTCCAACGCGACATTCGCAACCTGATCGAAGCGAACCCAGAATGGGGTGTCCTCAATTTTGAGGAGGCCACATATGTCGACGCACAGAACGGCCAGACCTACCATATGTACGAACTGACCCGCGACGGGTATTCGATGCTGGTCATGGGCTTCACCGGCAAGAAGGCGATGGACTGGAAGATCAAGTTCCTCGCGGCTTTCGGCGCGATGGAAGAACGCTTGAAGCGCATGGCGGTGTTGAGCGGCCCGCAGTTGATGGCGGCGGCACTGATCGAGGCCGACGCGACCATGAAGGCGCAGGCGCAACAGATCGAGGCGATGCGCGAAGACGTTCAAGCGCACGAACGCCTTGTCAAGGCTGATGGGTCGATCAACATCACCGAGGCGGCGAAGAACCTCGGGATGCGTCCGAAGGGCCTGTTCGACTGGCTGTCGCAGAACGGCTGGATTTACAAGCGCCCGAACAGCGGGACGTGGCTCGGCTATCAGCCGAAGTGCAATCAGGGACTGTTGGAGCACAAGAGCACCACGGTGCTGCGCGCCGATGGCTCCGAGAAGATCACGGAGCAGGTTCGCATCACGGCGAAGGGCCTGTCCGTGCTGGCGAAGCTGATCCCCCCGACCGCAACCCTGGTTGCCTAA